TTCAAAGGTGCCACTGACGATCTGGTTTTGTATCTCCCCGAGCAGGCGCTCGGCGTACTTCACACCGCGCGCGTTTGCTTCCATTTTGGAGAGGGGCTCCCGGCACAGAACCCCTTTGTATGTGAAAGTGATAACCAGAGTGTCGCCAGTTTTATGCTGGCGGATGGTTACTCCTCTTGGGAGAGATAATGATCCTTGTTCTTTCTTGCCCACTTTGAAACCTCCGTTAAGTCAATCCAGCGTTCTTTAACGCCATCGACTTTTAATACATGTACTCCCTCCTTCCATAACCCCCTTTGTATCCGTTTGTTAACGGCTTCTACCGTTTCCCCCGCGTCCCTGCAGTACGTAGAAAGGGGTACACAGTCAAGACTCATGGCTGACCTCCCGCCCGAAAGCCTGGGCATTTTCCAGTTCATTAGCTGCATAAATCAGGGCATTGTGATGAGCACGAAAACCACCATCGAGTTCGCGAGCAGCTCTGTCGCGCAAGATGTCGATCGCAGCCTGATAGTCATTCTGGTAATCGGCCGAAAACTCGGCCGTACTGGGCGGCAGTTCCGCCAGCACCATCAACATGTTCTCCGGGTCGATCGGAATGGTGGCGAGCCCGAGCTCTTTGGCCTCCGCTGCTAAACGGGTCCAGCGTGCAATAATTTCAGTGGTATTTTTTTTCATGGCATACCTCAGAAACCCATCAAAAATTTATACTCAATCAGCGCGCCGAAAACGACGGCCACCAGCAACAGGCCAAACAGCATAGAGAGGAGAAAATACTTCATCGTGACGCCTCCCGAAAAACCGCTCTGTATGCACGCAGCATGTCCCGAGACTTGCCGGATAAAACAGTCCTCATGAAGAACATCCCGCTACGGGTTGCTACGATCCCGGGTGTGTGTAGCAACGTGACATCTACCACTCTGTTATGTTTACGGAACTCAAACAGAGTGCTTGTGATAACGATGTTCGCTACAGCGCCATAGTCCTGATATTGAATTTTCATTTTCTGTCCTTCAGTTTGCTGTATCGTTCATGGCTCATCACTTCCCAGTTCTGGCCGCCGTCTCGGGACAGCAGCCGCCAGCGACGATTAACCCTCAGGCTCAGATTTCCGGAGCCATGCATACGGCAGGGATGAATTCGCCTGGCTCTGAACTGGCGGAGTACATGGACCGCCTGCAGGTGCACCCACTCAGGAATTCGTATCGCTGTCAGGGCCATTGTCCTTCTCTCCTGCAGGTGGGGTGATCGTGTAACCGGCGCGTTCAGCCATCCATAAAAAAGTCTCCAGCGATGCTGTAACCTCTCCGTTCTTAACCGGGCGCGCGTGGATAACTTTCCCGTTCTCGATCGTCAGCACGATATTTACTGGTTCGTGCGTGATAATTGGTGTCTGCTCACTCATGGCTTGTCTCCGCTGTGACTGATTTTTGTTTCTTGGCAAACTCGACCAGCTCAGCAATGAGATCGTCGATTAATGCCTTTCCGCTATCTGTGAGGAATTCACCGCTGCCATTAACATCAACAGAGCTGCTGTAAATTCCCTTAATAGCTTTTACGCCTTCGACATTCCCGTACTCACTGATCGCAAGCCTTTCGAATTTTCGTAATAATCCATCGAGAAGAATCTCTGTTAACTCGACCGTGTTAATGCCGCCTTTATTGAGTTTAATAACAAGGCAGTTACTGCCCGTTTTACGCTGGTGGCGTAATAACGCTGCCTTTAAAATTCTGCGTCGGTAGGTGTTGATTAAATTATCCATCATTGTTTTCGTTCGCCCCAAACCATGCGTTAATATCCGATGAGTGATTCCAGGCCATTTCAATCAATGCGAAACGCTGGGCATCTTCCATTTTTAAGAAATTCTCAGAAATTGTTTGAAG